CGATGAAGCTTGGGTAAACTTCCTAAGACCATTTATGAAATTAACAAGAAAAGAAAAACGAAACACAAACAAAAATTAAACTATGAAAGAGCAGGACAGCACTAAAATGGAATTCCTTTTGACATTGAATGACAACATTGTAGTTCAAAGATTCTTCAACGTTAGAGGGTATAACCCAAAGGCGAAAAACTCACTTGAGTTGTATGAGTTTATTTCAAGCTTGAAAGACGAGCTTAAATATGCTTTAAAAATGAAGACCGTTGTTTACATGTTGGACAATAAGGATGCAATTATCCATGACCCAGCAATTATGAACACATCATACACTGATGGACCAGAAGTTTTCAACATTTATGTAAAAGTTGGAGACACGACAATTTGTCACAGAGTTTTTGACGGAAAATTTTATCCACCAAAAGTTCGTTATACGGTAGACGTACGACCATTTTTAAAAGAGGTTCTTCGTGAACTAACTGACATTTTTTCAAACAACAAATTAACTTACCAATATTTGGAATTTGACTTGAGTAAGTAAGTATTTAATAATATAGGGGGGATAATTTAGGACACGTATGAACAAAAATTTTGATTATTTAGGGAACACATTTCAGATTCAGTTGCTGAATCAAATCGTTGAAGACAAAGACTTTTCATCGTCTATTATGGATGTGATTGAATCTTCTTATTTTGATAATAAGTACTTTAAAATCATCTTGCAGATGATTAAGGAGTATCACTCTAAATATGAATCAACACCTAACTTTGAAACTCTTGACCAAATTGTAAAATCTGAAATTACTCAAGAAATGGTTGCTAAGATTGTTTTGGATACATTAAAACAAGTTAAAGAAGCACCATTTGAGGGTACATCATTTGTCCAAGAAAAAGCATTGAAGTTCTGTAAACAACAGGAGTTACAAAAGGCTATGGACAAGGCTCAAAAGATTATTACAGAAGGTGATTTTGAATCTTACGATAAAGTTGAGGGATTGGTTAGAGAAGCTTTACAAGTTGGTGAAGTTGAAAAGAACGTTTCAGACATTTTTACAGGACTGGATACAGTATTGGATGAAGATTATAGACACCCAATCCCCATGGGTATTGTGGGTATTGACAACCTACTTAAAGGTGGTTTGGCCAAAGGTGAGATTGGAGTTATTCTTGCACCAACAGGTGTGGGTAAGACTACTATCTTAACAAAGATTGCTAATACTGCATTTAACATGGGTTATAACGTTCTTCAGATATTTTTTGAAGACAATCCAAAGATTGTACAAAGAAAACACTTCACAATTTGGACAGGTATAGAACCCGATAATTTAGCACTTCATAAAGAAGAAGTTATTGCTAAGATTACCGAGATTCAAGAAACAATGAAGAACAAGTTAATCCTTAAGAAACTTGCGTCTGATACTATGACTATGAATCAAATTAAAAACCAAGTCAGAAAAATGATTGCTGACGGTACAAAACTTGATTTGGTATTGATAGACTATATTGATTGTATATTACCTGAATCAAGCGCTAAAGATGAATGGAAAGCAGAAGGTTCAGTTATGAGAGGGTTTGAAGCCATGTGTCACGAACTTAATCTCGCAGGTTGGACAGCAACTCAAGGTAATAGAAGTTCAATTTCATCTGAGGTTGTTACTACTGACCAAATGGGAGGTTCAATTAAGAAAGCTCAAGTTGGGCACGTAATTATTACCGTGGCTAAAAGTCTTCAACAGAAAGAGATGAACTTAGCAACAATTGCCATCACAAAATCACGTCTTGGTAAAGACGGGGTTGTATTTGAAAACTGCAAATTCAACAATGAGCTTCTTGAAATTGACACCGAAAGTTCCGTAACATTCTTAGGATTCGAAGAACAACAAGAAGAAAGAAAAAGAGATAGAGTTAAAGAGCTCTTAGACAAAAGAAAACAAAGAGAGCAAGGTGCAAAATTACCTTAATTAAATATCTACTTTTTTGAAAAAAAACTTATTATTTTTTAATAAAAATTAAGGTCGATTAGTATACGACCGCATATTTATCATTAAAATCGACGATTTTTTGATAAAAAACCTATACTTAAATTTAAACAAATGGACATTTCAAACAGAATTTTATCGGACATTACAGTGTACATGAAGTACGCAAAGTACATTCCCGAACTAAAGAGAAGAGAGACTTGGCAAGAGCTAGTCACAAGAAACATGGAGATGCATATCAAGCAATACCCTAAACTAGAAAAAGAAATTCGAGAGAACTACATGTACGTTTACAAAAAACAAGTATTGCCTTCAATGAGGTCAATGCAGTTTGCTGGAAAACCTATTGAAATTTCTCCAAACAGAATTTACAACTGTGCCTTCGCACCGATTGATGATTGGAGAGTATTCTCTGAAATCATGTTCCTACTTTTAGGTGGAACAGGTGTTGGTTATTCCGTACAAAAACATCACGTTGAGTTATTACCTGAAATCAGAAAACCAAATAAAGAAAGAGGTAGAAGATGGTTGGTAGCCGACTCGATTGAAGGATGGGCTGATGCAATTAAAGTATTAGTTAAATCTTACTTCTTTGGTGGTTCACACATTGAATTCGATTTCAGTGACATCAGACCAAAAGGTGCAAGATTAGTTACATCAGGTGGTAAAGCACCTGGACCTCAACCGTTGAAAGAATGTCTTATTAAGTTAGAAGGTATTTTAGATTCAAAAGAAGACGGTGAAAAATTGAGACCGATTGAAGTTCATGATATGGTTTGTCATATTGCTGATGCAGTATTGGCGGGTGGTATTAGAAGAGCGGCACTTATCTCATTATTCTCAGCATCTGATGACGAAATGATTGCTTGTAAGAGCGGGGCTTGGTGGGAAACAAATCCTCAAAGAGGTAGAGCTAACAACTCAGTTAGTCTAATGAGACACAAGATTGATAAAGAATACTTTATGGACTTGTGGAAAAAGATTGAATTAAGTAAAGCTGGTGAGCCAGGAATTTACCTATCAAACGATAAAGACTGGGGTACAAACCCATGTTGTGAAATTGCATTGAGACCATTCCAATTCTGTAACTTAACAGAGGTGAACGTATCAAATGTTGTGTCACAAGAAGACTATGAAGATAGAGTTAGAGCTGCATCGTTCTTAGGAACTTTACAAGCGGGATATACTAATTTCCATTATCTAAGACCAATATGGCAAAGAACAACTGAAAAGGACGCCTTAATCGGAATCTCAATGACAGGTATTGGTTCAGGAGCTGTATTGAAATTGGATATGAAAGCGGCGTCTAAAGTTGTTAAAGAAGAAAACAAAAGAGTTGCTGAATTGTTAGGTATTAATGCCGCAGCAAGAACTACAACAGTAAAACCTGCAGGAACAACATCATTAACATTGGGTACATCATCAGGTATTCACGCTTGGCACAATGATTACTATGTCAGAAGAGTTAGAGTTGGTAAGAATGAATCAATTTATTCTCACATAAAAGAAAACCATCCTGAATTAGTGGAAGACGAATACTTCAGACCACACGATACTGCTGTTATTGGCATTCCACAAAAAGCACCTGAAGGGTCAATCTTAAGAAACGAATCACCAATCCAATTATTGGAGAGAGTGAAAAGGGTTCAACAAGAATGGATTAAACCAGGTCATAGAAGTGGTTCGAACGCCCACAACGTATCCGCAACAATTTCAATTAGAGAGCACGAGTGGCCAGCAGTTGGTGAGTGGATGTGGGAAAACCGTGAATATTATAATGGTTTATCTGTATTACCTTATGATGGAGGAACTTACATTCAAGCACCATTTGAAGATTGTACAAAAGAAAAATACGAAGAGTTGATGAAGAGTCTTCACGACGTGGATTTATCTAAAATTGTAGAGTTAGAAGATGATACTGATTTGAGTGGTGAAGTTGCTTGTGCTGGTGGGGCTTGTGAAGTAACACTCGTATAAGATGGAAAAACAAAATATAAAAAGGGAGAAGCCAAAACTTCTCCCTTTTCACTTTTATGAAGAAAATGGTAGAAAAGTTTTTACTGAACAATATCATATAGATAGAGGTTATTGTTGTGGGAACGGATGTAGACATTGTCCGTATGACCCAAAAGCTCAAAAAAATAACACCACTTTATTAAAAAAATAAACGAAGTATATTTATGAGATATGGCAGATGGTATAACTTATGGTATTAATTTCCCTTTTAGAGATTCGAGAAAAGGGGATTATCTTCAACTTACAGAATTTGAATCCCAAGAAATTAAGGCGGATTTGATTCATTTGTTGTTGACAAGAAAAGGTACGAGATATTATTTACCCGAATTTGGTACAAGATTGTATGAATTTTTATTCGAACCTTTTGACGGACTTACGTTCAATGCAATTGAATCGGATATAAGAGACGCGGTTTCACAGTTTATGCCAAATTTATTATTGAATAATATAACAATCACACCTGCAGACCCACAAGAAGAAGTTGACATTGCAACAGGACAAAATGTTGTTGGTTCAAGTGAATCTTCAATATATAGATTTCCTGGTAAAGGCACTTCAGAATATACTGCAAAAATTAGAATAGACTACTCAAC